AACACTTACGAGAGTACGAAGGAAGATAAAAAAATCCCCACGGTTAAGTGGGGATTCAAGGGGTTCCTCACGTCTGGAGAACTAGCAACAGGAGAGTTGCCTAGAAAGTATATTACAGAATCCGCCAAAAGCGCATACCTAATTTCCCAGATTCGATCCGATCAAATCCTTTAATTCGCATTTGCTTATTGTTTGCAACCTTTTGCATCTGTTTGTTTAATCTTGATAAGTTAACCGCAGGAATAAAAACTGAAGTGCCTATCTCAAAAGCACCCCAGTTAATATCAATAACTACTCCGTCAGGACAAATTTGCCCCTCCCTCATCACCCTCAAGGGTGGCCTTGTGTTGCGCTGCTGCGGCGATTTCTTCTTCTCGGTCATCATCTAAGAACCCTTCACAGTTAACCCACAGTACATCTGCGGCAGGTAGACTCATGCGAGTACCCTTACCCATACGCTTCTTATCAATCTTGGCTTTAGTTCTGCCACGTTTCAAAGAGTCAATAAATCCCTCGTAGTTAATTTGTTGCTTAATACACCATTCTTTAAGGGGCTTCATGTACAGGAACAGCATCTTTACGTCGTATTCATACCGTGCTATTAACGAAATACGTGGGGTCGCATCGGGAATAACCAAGTGATCTAGATCGTTTTTACCTATCGTACGAGCATCCTCGGTACTCTTAATACGGAGCACGTTGTTATAGTTCTCAGCAAGGTAGTTGGTCAAAGTAGATTCGGCATCAACATCCATGGATTTGACCTGCTCTTGTAGTAAACCGACTACATGCTTTACCCACCTGACTACCGTACCAATGTCATAGTCAATCAAGCCAACCTTCTTAGCCACCATCAAACCCATGATGCCATCCGCTACCAATACGGAGTGAAATCGGTCCGCAGGTGAAAAGCCACACGCCTTATCAAGTTTCTGCTGTGTTGTCTTATACAAAGCCTTCATACCTGGAATGTCATTCATCACATACTGCAGGAACGGCAGAGCCGCATGCCCGTAGTTATTCAAAATCTTTTCGCTAAGTTCGTCGGTTTCGACCTTATCAAGATCTGGAACAGGCTTAGCCCTTACTTCGAGGATACGCATCGCCTCTCCTTTTGGGAGTGCTTTATATGTACCAACCTTTTCCATAACGCTAGTATTACCTGTACTTACACCCGTTTGTTGCCAAGGCTCTTCACCACGGGTACGTTCTTGATTCGACGATCCACTCATGCGATTTCTTTGCGAACCTGATGTGTACTGGTATACAAAGTCACTTAGTTCTTTAGCCGTAGAGTTTGTAACCTCATCCATTGGTAAAAAGATGTTGTTGTATAACTCGGCACGGTTCATCTTAGATGCCGCAGTATCGGCTTCCTTTAATACAAGTTTGTTTGGATTACCCCAAATACTTGCCCCCGCATATAGCGCAGTAGTTTTACCAATACCCGAATCAGGACTAAATACGTGCAGTAACGCACCATTGACCGAAGTGAACTTAGTAAATACAGAGCCAAAAGCCAAGCCCAGCACGAACTGATGTACTTCCATTCCTGGCTTATTGTAGAAAGCCATGGCTTCTTTCCATTTATCCAACGTGCCTTTGTGTTCAAAAGCCGAGAATAGCTGGGCAGTAGCCGCAGATGGGGGGTTGTGGTCTACACGGTCTGCACGAATCTCTTTGTCGCCAAGAATAAAGGCTTCACATTTATCGTCAGTCCAGCCGAATTGTCTACGAGCAGTGTCCGCTTTAGCACTATATTGCATGTGGTTTACCCAAGTTGTTACGTACGACATAATCTCGTCTGTCTTTACTACCGCTACGCCATGTGATGACATGTATTTGCGTATTTCGTCTTTAGATGTAACCGCAGATAGCGGTATTGTGAATTCTTTAACACCGTCTTTTGGAAGGTGCAATCTAACTACTACGGCTTCTCCGACATCGGAGTCCAATAAACGACGTGTTACATACAGGTCGTTGTGGTAAATCATTACTTCTACGTTGTCTTCTTCCTTGATGATGCGTTTGAATATGCCACCATTCTTGCCGCGAAAGTACGGCTCGGGGTATTTCGGTATAACGTATGTCTGTGTGTGCCCTTGGTCTACGTCCGCTGGACTATCTTCTACTATGTTGTCTTCGTCAGTTGCTTCCTGTACTTCACGACCAAGCACGATAGGTGACTTCAGTACCCCTTTATTAGGGCATCCGTCGCACCCGCCTGGGTTAAATTCTTCAAACTTTGCACATGTATATGGTCCGCCTTTGATGTTGCGTACCTTGCGATCAGCAAATTCAGGGCTGTATTCGGGGTGTCCCGAGGATAACTTTTCAATCGCTTTGTCTGCATCAATACAAAATTTGGCGATAGATAGCCCTGCTCTCCACATCGGTTCCGACATGGTTGCTTGGTTCTCATAAATATACTTCAGTTGCTGGCATCCGTCACCGTCTTTGGTGCGTATCATGATAGTTCTAAACCGATTTGTGTAATTACCTAGGATTGCCTTGGTAACTTCATCCATCTCTCCTCGTGGGATATAGGATGGTCTAACCAGTATGGGTTCACCAATAACATCTTTTAGTGTGTCTATCTCGTATGAGCTACATGAGCTACCGATTAACGCAACGTCTCGGGCTTCATCAAGTTTAAAGTTAAGAGTTCCTGGAACTCGTAGGATCCGTACCGAATCTGCTGTAACTACGGGGTCAGCAAACAGGTCATTATCGTCACACATCTTCTTTAGCTTCTCAGCTAAAGGCAACCACTCCCCCCGTGATACGGGTTCGGCTAAAGGCCAATAGGCATGCACACCCCCACCAGAGTTAACTAGTGCTGGTCTTGGCATCTTGGTCTCTTTACAGAACGCTTTTAACCCAGCAATAGCTTCTACCTGTGTTGGGTATGGCTTACCTGGCCCACAATCAAGGTCGACGAACAACGACCTAAGTTGTTTAACGTTTGCAGTTTTACGTGACTTTCCATCCTCGAACGTAGCCAATGCGTAGTACGCATCATAGCCCTCGTTCTTCAGGTTCTCAGCAACTTTGACCGCATCTTCGAGCCGCTGGAAAAACTTTTGGACAGGTTTGTCCGAGTCTTTCTTTAGCCCAACTATGCAGTAGTATCCATCGTCTCCGAGGACTTGCTGTAAAAATTCTAAATTGTTCATAGCCACCTTTGAAGGTGGGGCAGTCGCTACATCAAATGCAGACTTTTAATCCTACTGGAACCCCATAACCGTTTATTTAAGCATCGTCCCATTCGCCAACTAAGTCTTCTAGTTTAGGCTCTGCCGCAACTGCGGTTTTCTTAGGTGGAGCTTTCTTCGGTTCTTCAATGGCTTCTACTTCTTCAGCTACAACTTTCTCAGCTTTCGGTGCGGCTAATGCGTTCTTGACGGATGATTTATCCTTCACACCATCTGTCTGTGCAACGGTCATTGTGATCGCATTGATAGCTTCTTGTGAATCCTTGAGGTTTTGAATCTCGTTGAATTCTTCTTCCGTTACAGGGCGCACTGGCTTGAATATCAGTTTAGGTGTTGGGCTTGCTGTATCAAAACGCATCTCAGTAACAACACCAGTAATCGGTGTGCCGTGATTCTTAAGGTGACGAGCATAGGCTTGCAGGGGTAACTTACCCTTCTCACCATCACCGAATACAGATGTTGGTGGCAATACTAGCTGATACACTTCGCCTTTATCAATCTCACCGTCAATCACAACTGCCAAGCGTTGCTGATAGCGGCATGCACGGCTATCGCCTTGACCCGAACCTTTGATGTTCTGTGGGCAAGTTAAGCAAGTAGCTGACTGCTTTTCCTTAGACTTATCGTCAGGGCGTTGGCTGTCAGATGACCAGCATACAGGTGATACGGTCTCGCCTTCAACGTAGGAACCAGCATAAAACACACGGGAAACCTTTGGTGCGGCTTTGATAATCACCACGTTCATAGAACGTTCTTCTGATACACGGTACTCTTTGCCACCGATAAACTCACGGAACACGCTACCTTTGATGCTAAGGCGACGTGAGCCTAGGCTTTCACCACCAGCTAACGCATTGGTTGCATCATCGGCTGAGGTTTGTAAATACGATGGTAAACCACCTTTAAATAGAGTCATTTCACTCATGCTAATTCTCCTTAAATATCTTCGTCAGGGTTAAAGTTAAGAGCTATTTGGGCTGATCCTGCAGGTACATTAACCGTTAGGCTCCCGTCAGCTTCTTCTCGTACTAGTTCTCCGCCATTGAGTTTGCGCAAGGCTTGCTCCACTTCGTTAATCTTGAAACGATATACACCGCCCAGTTTTAACGCAGGGATTAAGTCTTGACGAATCCACGAACGGACTGTCGATACAGACACAGCAAAATGCTTAGCCACATCTTCTATCGGGACAAACGCTTCATCCACCATTTTTGCTCCTTTTTATTGTTACTGAATACTCCATGTTTGAGTTAAGCCCAGGCGGCAGTAGGTCTGGATTCTCCTCTAAAAATACCCTCATATTGGTCTGCTGAATTCGCTTCTCCAATAGTTCAGGTACACCATGTTCAAGAATGAACTTGCCCATAGATTCCCAATCCGATGTGCTGTACTTAGTCCTTACGGTGCGGTACACGGTTCCTGCATCGGTTCTTAAACTCTCGACCCCCAATGACTTCATGTGGTTGAGGATGGCTGTTTTCACAGTCCCCATGTCATTCTCTAATTTACCTACTTGGTTTTCGAGTTCTGCTTCTAGTTCTGCCTTCTTATCACGCATCTTGATGTAGATACGGGTAAGTTTTTCTAAAGGCACTTCGGCCTGTGATTCTACTTCGTCACTCATGGTACTCTCCTGTTAAAGACGATAACGGCTTGGTTTTATTCTCGCTATCGGTGTTACTACTATACTATCAAACTCTACGTTAATCAAGTAAATTCTTGTAAAGTTCAACTAACTTTACATGGTCGCTAATACGGTTGTCAAGCATTTTATATAGGTGTTTCTCCGCATTTGAACCCTGTAATCTCACTACCGTGACGGGATGCCTCTGCCCCGCCCTATGCGCCCTTGCATTAGCTTGAGCGTATGTTTCTAGGCTTGGGGTCGGACCCCACCAAATAACCGTGTCAGCCGCCGTTAAAGTGACTCCATGAGCCGCCGCTTGCGGTTGGATAATCAGGATACGGGGGTTGGGTGTTTCTTGAAAGTTCTTAAATATCTCGGCTCGCCTGTGTGCTGGCACGTCGCCGTTAATGATGGCGGTGGTAAACCCGTCGTCTTGTAGCTTCTTGGACAGGATCTCAATGGTGTTCTTAAAGGGTACGAATATCAGGGCTTTCTGCTTGGTTTCATCCAGCACTTCCCGCATGACTTTGTAACGGTTCTTGATGTCAAACTCAAGGGTCTCGCCCGAATCCGAATACACTGCGCCACAAGATATTTGCAGGAGTTTACTCATCCCAACTGCAGCGTTTACCGCCGTGATTTGCTCGCCCACTGCCGATACCACCAACTGCTTACGTAGTAACTCGTAATACTTCTTCTGTTGTGGGGTGAGTTCAACTTCACGGGTTACGTAAGTTAGTTCGGGCAGGTCTAAACATTCTTCCTTGGTGAACCGTATGGCAGGTTGCAAGGCTTCGTGCACGATTCGTTCTGCGTTGGGTCTGTTTACCCACCTGAACTGCGATACCTTGTACATCACCATGTCTTTAAACGCTGAGTAAAACTTAGGTACGTTCTTGGGGCTAACTAGTTTAGCCAAGCCATAGGCATCCACGGGGGACTGGGCGGCAGGTGTACCCGTCAGCATCCACAGCCATGTATCGGGTTTGAGGATTCGGTTTAGTGTCTTCCAGCGGGTTGTCTGAGCGTTCTTGTATGCGTTTGCTTCGTCAATAACAATCAGGTCAAAGCCCCCGTTGGCTATGTCTTCCTGCACAATCTCCACACCGTCATAGTTAATGATGACAAACTCGGCATCGGAGTTAATAATTCGTACCCGCTTCTCACGGCTACCGTAGGCTATGTCCACATGGCGGTGCATAGCGAACTTAAATAGGTCTGCTCTCCAAGCTGAATCCATAATGGATAAGGGGCAGATGACCAACACCCGCTTGATTCGCCCAATCTTCATTAGGTAATCAGCCGCCCATATAACCGAACCTGTCTTGCCAGTACCCTGCTCGTTAAGGCAGAAGGCACGAGGGTTTAAGGTCAGAAAAGACGAGGTAGTTTTTTGGTGGTCAAATGGCTTATGTAATCCAGGCCAGGAGTAATGTCCCATGATTGGTGATGGGATGTTTTTTATTTGCATGTTGTTTAAAACTCGTGCTTCGTCTAGCCCCCAGTTCACGGCGACCTGATTCCCTTCAAGCTGTTTGCTCTTTGGGATTACAGTCGTGACCTTATTAGGGTTACGCAGATTTAACAACAGAATCTTATTATTTATAATTTGCAACTATCTCTCCAGTGATGCGTAAATAGAGCATAAGTGGTGTCCACTATGCTCTACAATGTTGTCGGTTCCCCACAGGAAATGAAATGGTGCCGACTGGTACGGTTTAAACAGATGTCACTCTGTGATGCTTGCCACTCATACCTGACGCTTGCATCTTGTCAAACGAATACTTTTATACTACAACAATCTCAGAAAAGTTCAAGACTTTTTTCTTTCTTTTTTACTTACTTCTGAAACTAAATTACTTTTTGAATCTCGCTTGAACGAACGATTCTTTGATGGCGATTCAATACGTACACCGTGTTTATTACTACCACCTTTAGACAATGCTTTAACGTGCGCTACATCCTTACCTTCACGCTTATCGGCTACACCGTTTTTGTTTGCATCTTTGCCTGTCTTGTCTATCTTGCGACGAGCACGTTGACGTTCCATGCGATTAGGTAGTTCACCTCTCGCTTGTTGCTGATCGTACTCTTTATCGTACGGGCGCTTTTTATTAACGTAGGGCATTATTAGTTCCTTCCATTGTGCGGACATTCCATAACTAGGCAGTGTTTTTTGCACAGTCCTGAAGGGCGAGGATTCCATACATCGTTCTCATAAGCCATCTTCATCTTGTTGTACTCTGCCAACCATTTAGTCCACATCTTATCCTGTTTTTCAGCCTTGTACGAGTCCTTTATGAAGTTCTTACTGATAACAAAAAACAGGGCTCCCTGCACCTCGGTTAGCTGTGGGAAATGCTTAAACATGGCTAGTGCCATTAGTTCTAGCTGGTCGGTATCGGCATACTTGGCGGACTTTCCCGTCTTGTAATCTAGGCATCTACCCTTTGTACCATCAACAATAGCTAGGTCAGCTACCCCCCGCCACCATACGTTCGGGTCTTTGAACCCGCATGGCTCTAAGTTCTCGGTCAAACCCATCTCAAGTTCGCACATCTTATCCCCCTTTAACTGCTTGAGGTTATCCAATGCGTTCTTGGCAAAAGCAAACTGCGGAGGTATTGGGGTGTTATCTCTTATGTACAGCTCGGCTGCCTCGTGGAACTGTTTACCGTATAAGATCGCATCCGTTGGTGGTTCTTTAATATCTTTGAGAACCCGCAGGTGGTAGTACTTCTTAGGGCATTGGTCAAACAACTTAATGCTTGAGTACGACCATGAGATAGGTTTAGTCATTTTGTTCTCTTAGCGATTTCACGGTCAATGTACCAACGGGCTTTGCGTAAGTCCTCGACAGCATCCTTCTTGAGGTCGCATCGCCAAATGTATTTCAGCGCATTACCTAGATTGAACCCCATGTGTTCTGTAATCTGTATGCACTCGATACCGCTAGGGTGGTCGGTGTAATGCTTCGGGTGGTTCACTGGGTCGTTTGTTTGTTGTTTAAGCATTGGAATAGCTTCTTCCTTAACTAGCCTTGCAACCTCACTAATGCTTTTAGCATTTTCTAACTCATGCGCCAGTTCATTTGCGTTCATTCTGTGTCCTTTGTAGGAATCCATGTCTTTACCGCACCCGTCATTAACTTCATTTCGGTCTGTGCGTTCAAGCAATGCTCGTATGCCGCCTGAAACTTGTTTGATACCAAGGCATCGTGTGCCATCCTAATTTCCTTTAACGCATGTAAATACATTGGGGAATAATCTACTTTAGCAATCGCCATAACTCTTTCCATATCCTGATTCACAACTTACTGGTAATCCATCTGCCCACTCAGGTGTCCACTTCATGCACTCCTCAATGTAGGCTTGGGCTTCTTTTACTTCTCCGTCTTTTACTACACAGGCAATCGCATCGTGTACTGTTAGAACCACGTTGTAACGCTTGGCTATACGGATCATCTGCTCACCAATAATGCAACGAGCAATAGCTTGGCATACGTTCTCGATAACTTTACCGCCGTAGATTTTATTCCAACCGTAACGGGTCTTGTACTGGTACTGCATGCCCTTCTCGTCTCTGAGGGCAACTAGCTGGTCGTACCGCATCAGTAGTCCGCTTGGTAGTCTGATACCACGTTCACTTGGAACTAAAGTCAATACACCTACCTTACCTAAAGATGTTGTGTAGCCCTTGCTTATTGCTTCCAGCGCCAACTGCGCCTGTCGCCATAGTCCTACTATATGGGGGTACGTCTCTCGATAGATTTGTATAATGTGTCGTGCCTCATCATCCGATACCGTAGTGCCAAACGTCTTAAGCTGTGCACCGAATTTCTGCGCACCCATGCCGTACCCCGCCCCGAGAATCGTCGTCTTACCGACGAACCTTTCTTCCTTCGTAATCTCTTCAATACCCTTGCTATATATAGCAGACGCCATGATTTTGTAGACATCTTCACCTTTCGCAAACGCTTCAACTAAATCGTTTTGTCCAGCCAGCCACGCTAAGACCCGTGCTTCAATCTGACTCGAATCGGCATCAATAATTGAGTAACCTTCGGGTGCAACAATAGCCTTCTTTAACTTCCCTGCGTTCTCACCTCGGCTCGGCAGGTTTTGCAGGTTTAGGGAATCACTACCACCCCACCTTCCCGTGTGCGCCGCATAATATTTTAG